CAGCAGTAGTTATATAACCACCAGTTGCAGCATGGATATTTACTTTTACAGGTTCACCTTGAAATATATTAGCACCATGACCAGCATCTATTTGGTATTTAGATTGACCTTGAATAGCAGGTGTGTTTCCTACTCTCATTGCCATCTTTAGACCAAACCCTTGACTGTTTTTGTTTGCCATTTTTTTTCCTTATATATTTTTCGTTGGATAGGAATTGCTAAAATTAGCTTTTCTTTGTACCACCGAAGGTTACACGTGTCTGCCTATCTTGATTAATAGGCATACTTGGGTGCTGTTCCTTCATAAGATCGTTGTTTACTGCTTCATCTTTTTCACGTGCCATACGAGCATAATACTCGTCACGTTGTTTTGCGATCTCTTCCGATATCCTTGCCAGCACAAGGCCTCCGCTCCCGATCATACCTGCGTATTTTCCTTCAGTATAGCTGTTAAAATGTTGTCCTGGATAAGCGTCCGCTCTAACCAGTGACCAACCAGCTCTTAATTTATTGGTTATATTGTTTGAGTTGTCTTGACCTCTGACTTCAGTTGCCAACCATCTCTGTCTATAACCGTCTGGCGCAGGTGGTGCTTCCAGAGCATTGGGTGGAGTCCAAACTTTTGGTTTTTCTTCCGCTTGCCTACTTTGGCTTGCGCGAGAGGTTTTTATTGTTTCATCTGTCATATGCTTTTGCCCTCCTTCGCGTATTTTTCTCTTGCATAATCTTCTAGTGACACACCTATTCTTTTAGCAATTGCTACTTCTGTGGGTGTGAGTGACACAGTTTTGTTGCGTCCTGTTGCAGCTGGACGTTTAGCTGAAGCTACAGTTTGAGCAGGTCTTGCTTTTTCTGTAGTAGTATTCTCGACCTTATCAAATTTAGATGGGAATTCAACCCTTAATCTGCGATCTAATTCGTTAAAATATTCGTCAGATGAGCCATCATACCCTTCACTCATAAGATCGTCGTGAATGTCATAAGCAGTTGCCGTCATACCTTTTACCTTACCAAACCAAGATTTATTGTTATCTATCCAATCTTGAGTTTTCTCATCAATAGGTGGTCTTTGTTGTGGCACTGGTTGTTGTTGAATGTTTTCTGTCTCTTGCTTCTCTGGTTGAGATGCTTTCAAATCAGCTAGTCTAGCTTCTTCATAGCCTAATCGTGAGATTTCTTTTTGTGCTTCTACTTCAGCTTTTAAATCTCCATCCTCTCTAGCCTTTGCTAATTTAGCTTGAGACGCTTGTAAGCCAGATTGTATTCTGCTTTCAACTTCAGAAACATAGTTGGTATCTAATTTTTCTAGTCTACCTTTTAATCTGTCTCTTTCTTCCATTATAATTCTAACGTATGAAGAGACTTCATCTCTTTGTCTTTCAGCTTCTCTTCTTTTAGCGACTTCTTTTCCTATTCTTCGCTTTACATTAAAACCATACTTTTTAATTTCTTCTTCTGAAAATCTTTTTTCTTTTTGTTCTGTTGTTTCTTCTACCGCTTCTTCTTGAACATTAGGCTGCTCATCAGATTTCGTAGATGTATCATCGGTGCTAGCACCGTCTTCAACTTTTGTTTCAATTTGATCTTCATTTGTTTTTTCCGTTTGTTGTTCATTTTCATTTTTAGATTCTTCGACAGGTAATTCAATCTCTGCGCCTGGGCCCGAAGTATCTATATCAACTGTCTTTTCTTGTTCTACCATTTTTCCTCCTTAAATATAATGCAATACAGATTCGGGGTCAGAAATAGTTCCTAACACTTCATCGTCATTTAGTAGTCTAACTTCACCACCTTCTATAGGTAATCTAGAGCCTGCATATCTAGCAAAGATTACCCAATCACCTTCTTTACACCACTCACCTGTTGGAAATTTTTCTGGATCATTGTAACAAAGAGGCCCTAATTTAATTACATAACCGCAGTTAGTTGCAGTTCTTAATTTTTCTAAGGATTCTTGTGCAATGATAATACCACCTTTTGTTTTTTCTTTTGGTGTAAAAGGTAATACTAATATTCTCCAACCAGATGGTTGAGGTAATTTTGAAACTAAATCTTTTATATTATCTGGATTTAATGGTTCTTTTTCTTGTTTATCTTTGTATGCTTCTTTAACTTCTTCTGCCCATTTCTCTTCTAAAGCTAGTTTAGTTTTGGGGACTTTCTTTTCCGAGTTCGATAATGTTGTCATCTTTTGTTTTTTGCTCCTTTGGTTCTAGCAGGTTAGAGATTTCCTGTAATATCATTTGGTAGGCATGTGCCTGTCCTAACATATACTTGTATTTTTCCATGTTGTCAACACCACCAGCCACCATCGCATCAGCAACATTGTTATGATTTGTTTTTAAAAATTTTTGTACTTTTTGTATTAGTTCTATATCATTCATGCTTTTCTAGTTTTCCTTATTGATTCTTTACCTTTCTTAAAAATAGCAGCGACTTGTGTTTTACCCATAACTTTGGCACGCTGTTCTCCAACAGTTAAAATTTGGATTTTTCTTGCAAACGGTTTAGATATCTTCTTAACTTTTGCAACAGTCTTACGAGCATCAGTAGGAGTCGCAAACTTAATTCTAACAGTATCTTTAGGATTCTCATCTGTGTAGAGCCTCCTACCAGAGCCTTTAGGCTTTTTTCCCGTTCCCGTTTTTGGATCTGCCACCTAGGACTCCTTTCAATAATTTAGCTTGTTTAGCATGTGTTTTAGAGGCTTTTTGTAAACCTTTCATCACCTTTTTTATTTTTGCTTTTTTCATTTTTTCTCCTTGTACTTTTCTCTCCAATAATTTTTTCTTTCTAGTAATCTAATTTTATATTCTAAGTTATCAATACCTAAAATCTTTTTGATGAGTTTAATCATATTTTAAATTCTTGTAGAACTTGTAGTTTATCTTCTGCTTCAGCTATCTTACCAACTAGCTTATCGCACTCTTCAATATGTTGGGGATGTTCACCTATTGCTACAGGTTTTTCTAAATAAATTTTTAAGGTAGCGTCCGCTTCTGAAATCTGAGCGTTATATTTATCTTCTAATGCTTGTAGTATTGCTCTTTTAAAATCTGCCATTTAACATTTCCATCTTCTACGAGCCTGTCTTAGTCTTGAATTAGGATCTCTCGCAGCTTTTGGAAATTTTTTCATTTGGCCTGCGCTTCGCGCACAAAAAGACTTACGTCTCTTGGCAGCTTTAGATCCTGGTTTGACTTTACCAGTCACCGCTGTTTTTAATTTAGAGCCAGGATTTAATCTTCTATAGGCTTTGACCCCAGCTTGTGTCATACCTGCGCCCGATTTTGTCGAACGAAAATTCTTTTTATTTCTTGGTGGCATCGTGCCTTTTGATAGTTCAACTCTCATCATTAGAAGTAAGTCATCCTTGTCATATCAACAATACCACCAGTTGATTTTTTTGTTCTCTTAGCGAATGTTGCTGCCCTAGAAGGTTTTGGCCCTGTATTAGCTACAGCCTGCTTTCGTCTGACGGCACCCGCACGTTGCCCTTTGGACATCGCTCTTGCTTTCGCAATGGGCACGCATTTTGGATAATTTTTTCTTTTTTCTCCACCACTTCGCCCACACTTCGGGTACGAACCATCGGATCGCTTGTTTGCAATATCGACCCAATTCTCTTTTACCCATGCTCTTAATCCTTTTTTGGCCATTAGACCATCCTAGTTCTTTTTTCTTTTCCCTTTAGGATTGCTCCACAACCTTTTGCTACTGCTCCACCTTTGCTATACATGCCACGCATCATTCCACCACCCATAGCTTTTTTACGGCTACCTTTTTTACCACCTGGTGTAATTTTTCCAGAGCATACTCCAGAAGCATACATGTTTGCATACGCAGAAGGATATACCTTAAACTTACGTTTTGCTGCAGCTTTACCTTTAGGACACAACTTTGCCATTATTTTTTCTTCTTCATTTTTTTCTTTTTAGCAAGATACGCTTTTAAACCTGCGTTTATCTTACCGCCTTTTTTTGCTTCTACTCTTCCAAGATCTTTTGCACCTTTTCCGTCAGCAGCAAAGAAAGGAACTTTTTTTCCGCCCTTATTTACCATTTTTAATTTAGCCATTATTTTTTTCCTCCGTTTTTAAATATTTGTGTACCCTTTATACCAAAAATTGATCCAACGACAAGGATCCAAAGGGTACTGAACCAGGTCGGGAGCGCTGCGAAATGCTCAAAGAAAGTTTTTACTTTTTCAAGCGCACTCGGATCATCACTGAAGACTCCCCAAGCGAGCACCACTATGGGCGCCGACAAAATCACGAGAACGAATTCATCCTTGTAATCGTTTTGACGTGCTTCCAACAATTTACCTTGGTAAGCCTCCTCACCTCTAGCTTGTCGTTCTGCATGTAACAGTTGAGCATCAGACATCGCAACTTTTGCCTTTTGCTTGTTTGCATATATCTTGCTTCCAGCAGATATTGCTAACTTTAAAGCACTAAACCACATAATTAAAACAGTTTAGCGTTTCTTTTTTTCTCTGGTAGCATACTTTTTTGGCCTCTGACCGCAAAAGTTTGTGTTTCTTGTGGGTTTGTCATCTCAATTTCAACTCCACCAGTTTTAAAACCATCTTTGTTGATAAATTTTGAGTGATTTACCTCTACTTTACCAGCATCCTTTGCTTTTTTCATGTTTTTCTCCGTTTTTTATTTTTTCCAGCTTCAGAAAGTGCAATTGCTAGTGCTTGTTTTCTAGATTTTACCTTCTTATCTGATTTACCAATGTTCAACTTACCTTTTTTGAACTCCTTCATAACCTTTTTAATCTTTTTTTCGCCTTTTGTCATCTAAATCTTAGTTACTCGGTATAGTCTTACTTAAAACTGTCTTTTCTATGGAGGTATCCGCCCTTAAATTTGCTAACTCTTCGTTCTGTTCACGTTTTTCTTCTTGATTTATTTGGTTGAGTAAAGTTTTTAGTCTGTCTAACTCTAATCTGCTCTTATCATCCTGACCTCTTCTAAAGTTTTCCATCTGTCTGATGTCTAATTCTCTAGATCTTAACTTAGCTATAGGATCATTATCAAACTGTGATGTAATTTTCTTCTCTTCTTCTGCAAACTCACTCATAATCTCTGCAACAATTTTAGCTTTGTCCGCTTCAAACTTCTGCATTAGTGCAGGATCTTTTTGTAACATCTGCATTCTATCTGCATATTCTAATTCTACTTGTTCTTGAGCCATCAAACTTATGTGCTCTAAAATATTTTTATCTAATGCAGCCATAACCATAGGATTATTTCTTGCAATATTAGTAGACATGAATTGTAAGTGTGCTGTCATATGCGCTCTATGATCTTGACCACGCATCGCTTTGAAAGGTTTGTTTGATAACGCATCAATGTGTTCTAATGCAGGATCTTTTGGCCCTTGAGGAGCAGGTCTTGGTAAAATACGATCTATATTTTTTACACCCAATGCTTCATACATTTGACGATATGCATTGTATAGATTATGCATTTGTGGTTGTGAGCTAGCTAATTGTAATTCTGTTTGTGCTAGTGTTATTCTTTGTGTTTGTGAAAATATGTTTGGATCAGCAACAGGAAGTATATCTACATTCTCGTTAAAGTCTTGCATCTTAACAAACCTCGAACCACCGACCACGTCATACGGATAAGATCCTGGTAAGTATGTTGCAAAACATTTACCTAATAATTCAAACTCTTGTTTTAAACCAACGTACATTCTTTTGTGAATAGCTGACATGACCCTCGAACCACGTTCTAATAATGCCATAGTTGTACCCACTGCACTTCTTTGATTACCATCACCAACTTGCATATCTGCAATGCTCGCGAATCGTTGACCTGCTTGTACAACAATACCCATAAGTTGGAGGAGCGTGGTTGATGGTTCTTTGAAAGGTAAAGTCATAAACGCTTCTCTCAAGTTACCACCTGGTGCATCTACATCTCTAAACTCACCTGGTTGTATTGATTGTGCATCGTCTCTGATTCTAATACCACGCATCTTAAATCCTGCAGGTAGATTCGATAAAGTTCCAGCATCTAATAATTGTCTTAATGCTTGTGTTGCAGTTCTAGATAAACCACCGATCATGTGTATCAAACCAAAACCATAGAAACCAAGTCCTGGTAAAAATTTGAAATGTACAAAATAAGATATTTTCTTTTTAAGATTATCGTTTGGTTGATAGTTTCTTCTAATAGATAAAACTTGTCTTGATGCTTCTTCTATTGTTACGATGTATGGAAGTTTGATTCCTGTTAATGTTCCATCATCTAATCTATCTTCAAATCCTTCTAAGTCTAAGTTAACATGACATTCAATCAAAGTATAAATACTTTCGTTTGTAGTTCTTCTTTCACCTGCAAGTTCTTTTTCTTTTTTATCAACTTCTGTTTCTTGATTGTATGTATCTGGTAATTCTACGTCTCTATAAAAACCTGCAACTTGTTGTTTACGTAAATCGTTTTCAGAAATTTTTATAACATGCATAACTGCTTCTGCATCATCTAACGATGTAGCTGAATAAGGAACAACTAAATCATCGGCAGGTACAAATTTAGAAACTGCTCTGCCTAGTAAATCATCGTAGTAAACTTTTTTAAATGCTGATCCACTTAACGGTAAATAAAAAAGCATTTGATCAAACTCTGGCTCGTACTCTTTCATCTTGTACATGAGTTGATAATTCATAAACTCTTGAACTCTTTGTGATTGCTCTTCACGTTGTGCAGTTATAGAACCAATAATTCTAGTTCTAACTGGGCCATCTGCTGGTAGTAATTCTTTGTACGCTTGTGCTTGAAATTGTGTAACTGCTTCTGCAAGAACTGGGTGTGTTACACCTGATGCACCTTTGAAAGGTTCGCTTCTGTTATTAAATTTAAATCCTAAAAGATCTAAACCTTCTATGTAAGATTTTTCCCAATCTGATCTCGATGCTCTGTAATCTGAATACTGTTTATTTAATTCTGAACCTAATGGCTGTAATACTTCTTCTGGTAAAATTTCTGCTAGGTTATCAAAGTGATCTTCTGTGTTTGGTTGGTTAACTGCACCTGGTTCAAAGTTTACTTCTGCTCCACCATCTTCTTTTTCTGTAACTGATACTTCACCTGGTGTTGGTATAGATTCTTGTTCTTGTTGAATCTCTACAGCTGCATCCTCTGGTTTTTCTATCTCAATAGTTTTTACTATTTCGTTTGGAAGCGCTTTGTCTATTTCTGCCATTAATTTTCTCCAATCTTACGGTTTTAACTTGTTTCAATGGAACATTCAACCCTTGTGGTGTTGGCCCAGATTTAGGTGGGACTGTATTTGTTAATTTTTTTACCATCAATAATAAATATGTTTTGACGAAGGTAAAGCATTATCTTCATAATCTTCAGGGTGATTGATAAGTCCACCTTCCCTAAATCGTTTGACAGCTTGTGTTGTACTATCTACCAAATCGTCGTTTTCACCAAAAGGAAAAGAGGCACATTCTTCGATAACCTCTTGAGCCCACTCTTCTCGTTTTGGAGCCCAGACACAACCGCTCTCAAATAGTGGCGCAACTGAGTTTACTCTCGCATGTTTATCATTTCCTTTGCTTGGTGTAAAGGTAACAACTGGTATTCCCATTCTTCTCAATTCAAAAGTTAAAGGTAATCCTGATGCTTTAGACTCGATAATTACTGTTTCAGGTTGCCAATATTTATACTGTTCTAGTGCAAGTCTACGTAGTTCAGGAAACTCATATCTGCCTTTTAGGCTATCTACTAATATTAATTGTTTGCCTTTATCCTCTAACGAAAACACACCCCATGTTGTAATAGCACTGTAATCGGCTGTTTCTTTTTTCAAGAAAGCTGTATCGTAAGATTGTATTACATGTTCTAATGGAGGTAACTCTTCTTTCTCCCAATCTCTCCACCACTCTCGTTTCAATATTGCACCTTCTTCTGATGTAGGATTTTGCATCCATTGTGCATTCCATTTTTTTAAACTAAGTGATGATTTAACTTTTTCTAATTCTTCTTTCTTCCAATAACCTGGCCACAGTGAACGACCTGATGGCATTATAGCAGGAAACTCTATTATCTCCCACTGATCAGAATTTTTACCTGATTGTGCTTTTAACAATTGACCAGTTAAATCATTTTTACTCCAACGTGTCATAACCACGATTATCGAACCACCAGGCTGTAAACGTTGTCGGGGGCCTGATGTATACCACTCGTATGCACGTTCAAAAGAATCTTTAGACAAAACAGTTTGCTCTGAATGTGGGTCATCAATAATCAATAAATCTGCACCACGACCTGTAATCGCACCACCTACACCAGCAGCATAATATTCACCACCCTGTGCTGTCTGCCATTTACCAGCGGCCTTTGAATCTTCTTGTAGTCTTGTTTCAAATATTTCATTGTATTCAGGAGAATCAATAACGTTTTTTGCTTTTCTACCGAATAGTCATCCTTTCTCCTTT